TGGCTCTTGGTGGGGCTTACGCATCTGGCGCAGACTCTCTTGCGGCGGCTATATCTAGCAACTCAACAAGTTATGGTGCTAAAGGTGCAAATGGTATAGCCATTGGTAAGCAAGCAGTAACTGCAACATCTTCAGATGGTATTTCTATAGGTCAACTATCAAATAGTGGTAACAAATCAATAGCTCTTGGTTATGGTACAACTTCGACAGGCAGTCAATCAGTTGCCATAGGTAATGGCTCATCAACTGGTGTTCACTTTGGTTCAACTGCAATAGGCAATGGTGTGACTGCATCTACTTCAAACGAAGTAAGTATTGGTAGTAGCTCACAAGATGTACGTATCAGTGAAACTTACACTTTACCTAAAGTAGATGGTACTGCTTCAGGTCAGGTGCTTACCACCGATGGGTCTGGTGCTGTCTCTTGGGCTACACCTTCAGGTGGAGGTGGTAGTTCTTTTACTTTAATAAAAGAAAATTATACTAATGGTACAGCCCCTACTGTGACAGGAAATGATTCAGTGGCGATAGGCGACAATGCATCTGCGACAGGCACAGACTCGTATAGTTTTGGCCATTATGCTACTAACTCAGGAAATACGAGTATAGCTGTTGGTGGTATTGCTACTGTGTCAGCAAATGCAAATGAGTCACAGGCGTTAGGAGCAAACTCTAAAGTAACCCCTGCGTCTGGTACAATAACCAATGCAACAGCAATTGGTAAAAGCCGAGCAAGCACTATAAATGGTTTTTCAGCTAATATAGATGACAACACTACAAGCTATGGTGCTATAAGCCCATATGGTATTGCGATAGGTTATCGAGCTAAAGCTGGTTCTTCAGATAGAAGTATAGCAATTGGTTCAAATACAGAAGCAGATTACAGGGCTGTTGCCATAGGATACAACGTAGGTGGTTCTGGTAGCTATGGTATATCTTTAGGTTCAGATTCTTCAGTAGGTATCTACGCAAGTTCTGCCGCAATCGGGCGCAACGTACAGTCTACAGCATCTAACCAAGTTAGTATTGGTGGCTCAACACAAGACGTTAGAATTTCTGAGACTTATACCCTCCCAAAAGTAGATGGTACTAACGGACAGAGTTTAACTACTGATGGTTCAGGAGTTGTTTCTTGGGCTACGCCTTCAGGTGGTGGTGGTGGTGGCGGAGCAGACTTATACGCCGCTAATGAAAGTAGTCCTACAGCACAACCAAGTGCTACAGGAGCTAATGCAATTGCGATTGGCGATAGTGTAGTAAGTAGTGGCAATGGGTCACTTGGGGCAGGATTTGGTGCTACCGCATCAGGAAGCAAATCCATTGCGTTGGGTCAAAATTCAGTGGCTTCTTCAGTAAGATCAGTAGCCATTAGTAATTCACATGCTAGTGGTTGGAATGCTACAGCCATAAATATAGACGCTAATAGTACATCCTATGGAGCAACAGGTTCAGGTTCTGTTTCGATGGGCCAGAACGCAAAATCGAGTGGTTCAGAAAGTTTTGTTCTTGGAAGAGATTCAATATCAAGTCACACTCGTTCATTTGCACTTGGATATGGAATTACATCTACAGCCAACAATCAGGTTAACATAGGTGGAGATACACAAGACGTTAGAATATCTGAAACTTACACATTACCAAAAGTAGACGGTACAGCTTCAGGTCAGGTTCTTACCACAAATGGCTCTGGAGTTGTTTCTTGGGCTACACCTTCAGGTGGTGGTGGTAGTTCACCAGATTTATTTGCAGAAAACTACGATGGTACTTCTACTGCCCCTTCTGCTACTGGAACTAATGCAGTAGCTATTGGTGTTGGTGCATCAGCTACTACGACAGGTTCTTTTGCTGTTTTAGGCTCTGCAAGTAATGGGGAATATGGAATTGTAATGGGTATTAACTCTACTGGTGTAGGAAATATGCCTGTTGCTATAGGGTCTTCAGCATCAGCACAAACAAGATCTATATCTATAGGGCAAAGCACAACAAGTAATGGAACTGGCTCAGTAGCTATAGGTGCAAATGTATTTGCTAACCCAAGTTCTGGTGATGGCGCAGTTGGGCTAGGTTATTGGGCTTATGCTAAAGGTGCTAGCTCGTTTGCAAATAGTTTTAGTAGAGCTGGTGGTGCCAGTTCCATTGCGTTAGGTATTACCAGTCAATCTTCAACTTATGGTGCATCGGGTGCTAACAGCATTGCTCTAGGTCAACTGTCAAAAGCTACACAAGCTAACAGTATTGCTATTGGCGATGGTGCAATAAGTACGACTGCTAATCAAATTGCTCTTGGTGGGGCAACAGATACAGTAAAAATTAGTAATACATACACCTTACCTATTGCCGATGGAACAAACGGACAAGTTCTGACTACCAATGGTTCTGGAGTTTCTTCTTGGGCTACACCTTCAGGTGGTGGAGGTGGTGGAGGTCCAACATTTAAAACCTTTGGTACATCTTCTATTATGGTAGGTGATGATGCTACAGGAACTATTAGTTCTGCTAATTATAATACTGGTTTAGGAGTAGATGTTTTTGCATCTCTAACTTCTGGTGATAACAATGTTGCTGTTGGCAAAGAGGCTTTAATTGCAACCACTACAGGCTCAAATAACATAGGAATAGGTTATAAAGCTGGTGATGCAATTACTACAGGTTCTCAAAATATCATGATTGGAACATATTGTGATGGTGGTTCTAGTGGTACTGCTAGGATTGCTATTGGTTATGATATGACAGTAAACTCTGATAATAGAGTACAAATTGGTAGTGGTAATACAAATCAAATTTACAATAACTTTGCTTCAAATGCTTCTTGGACAAGACCATCTGATGAACGTTTAAAAGAAGATATACAAACTAATACATCTTGTGGTTTGGATTTTATAAACGAACTACGAACTGTTACTTATAAGTGGAAAGATAAAAGTGCATACGATAAAAAGATGTATGGCTTAATTGCACAAGAAGTAAAATCATCTTTAGATACTAATAGTATTACTGATTTTGGAGGATGGTCACTTACTGATGAAGATGATGCAAATTCAACTCAAGCTATAGCTTATGAGATGTTTGTAATTCCACTAATCAAATCAGTCCAAGAACTTAAAGCTAAAAATGATGCTTTAGAAGCACGTATAACAGCACTAGAAACTTAATAAACTTAAAGGAGTCATGAAAATGGCAATACAATTAGACTTAACATCAAGCCAATATGGCACAGCATTTTCGGGTGCATACTTTAGAATCGTAACTGCGGCAATCAGCAGAGAACTAGGTGATAGCTTCTCAGTAATGATCGACTGTAGTGGGTTCGCAACTGCAACACCTACAGATGACACACATCCTGTAGACTTTCGCAGATACAATGCACCTCTAGCTACTATCGAAGCTACAGAAGGCAATGACTTCTTATCAAAATGTTACACATGGGTGATGGCTCAAGCTGACATGAGTGGTTCAACAGCAGTCTAAAGATGAAAAGCGATGAAGGTTGGCACTTATCCAAAAGTGTACCAGCAACCCTTCTACTTGGACTAATAACCCAAGCCGCGGCTATAGTATGGACAGTATCAATGATGATGTCAGATATAGACCGCAATACACAATCGATTAGCTCAGTAACTATGAGACTAGGTGAAGTAGAAGATAACGTTCACAGTCAAGCCATAGCAACAGCTAGGATTGATGAAAACATAAAAGCAATTCGTAGTGCTGTCGAGAAGATGGCAGATAGGAATAAGTAATGAAACTAGACCCACTCGGCGGTATCGTCGAAGGTCTTGCTTCTGGTTTAGATGAATTATTCACAAGTGATGAAGAGCGTGAGGCCGCTAAGTTAAAGTTAATGACTTTGATGCAACAGCCTCACATTCTCCAAGCGGCGGCAAATATTGAGGGTGCAAAACATCGCTCAGTGTTTGTCGCTGGTTGGCGACCTGCTATCGGCTGGATAGCGGCGTGTGGTCTAGCTTATGAATTTTTAATCTTACCGTTTGCAAGCTTAATAAACGCATATGCAGAATTACCTGCAGAATTACCACATTTACAAAGCGAACAACTTATGAGCCTTGTCATGGCCTTACTAGGTCTTGGTGGCATGAGAAGCTTTGAGAAATATAAAGGAGTGTCCAAGTGACTGAGAAACAACTCTTAGAATTACTACACAAAACTTTAGCAGAGAACTTACTAGCACGTATACAAGACCCTGATGCAAAATCAGCAGACCTTAACGTTGCCCGTCAGTTTCTAAAAGATAACCATATAGATGCACTTCCAGCGGACGGTAGCCCACTAGCAGACCTAGTTAAGACACTACCAGACTTTAACGATGAAGATGCAGATTTATCAGAAATGCGACCTAATTAATATATGTTTACATCCACAACCTCGTTGGGTGTTCCTATAAAACAAGACCCTTTAAGTGACTTTAGGAAATTCTTGTTTGTCTGTTGGCAACACCTCAACCTTCCCGACCCTACCCCAGTACAATATGACATAGCTAAACACATACAAAATGGTGATAAACGTATTATTGTAGAAGCCTTTAGGGGCGTAGGGAAATCATGGATTACTTCAGCCTACGTTGTGTGGTTGTTGTATATGAACCCTCAACTTAATATCTTAGTTGTATCAGCATCTAAAAACCGTGCTGATGATTTCACAACATTTACTCTTAGATTAATAAACGAGATGCCA